CATTAGCACTATGAGCGTCTTCTGTACTTAGTGCATTGTAACCAACAACTACATTTTGAACACCAGTAGTTAAAGCATCACCTGCTAGTCCACCAATAATGGTGTTTTTAGTACCTGTGGTTACTGAGGCTCCTGCGCCATAGCCTACCCCTACGTTGTAAGGCAATTCATCCCCAGTGAAATTCTGTACAAGTAATGCGTTTCTACCAATAGCTACACTTCTTCCACCCGTTGTCTCAGCACCTAAAGCTGCATAGCCTAAAGCTACATTATTAGCTCCTGTAGTATTTGCGTCTAAAGCATAGTTACCTACCGCTACATTTGAAGCTCCTGTGGTATTAACTGCTATGGCATTATAACCAACCGCAACATTATCATTACCCGTAGTGTTACCTGAAAGTGCTACTCTACCTAGTGCTAAATTCTGCGACCCTGTTGTATTGGTTCCTAATGAGGATTCCCCCACCGCTGTATTATTAGTACCTGTAGTGTTTGCTGTTAAAGCACGATTACCAACAGCTGTATTGTTAGAAGCAGATGAGTTTGTGGCTAATGCGTTCTTACCCACTGCTACATTACTATTTCCAGTGGTCAGCTTTAGAGCTCTATAACCCAAACCAACATTTTCAGAACCTGTTGAAGCAGTCATAAGAGCTTCAAAACCTACTGCTACGCTTTCATCACCTGTAGTAAGAGCAGTACCTGCTTCATCGCCTACGACAACATTATAATTACCACCACTTGTAATGGAGTTACCTGCGTTGACACCTGCTATAAAGTTTGAGGTTCCTGCGGTTGGGGTAGATAGAGAGCCGTCAGCAGCTATGCGGAAACGTTCTGTATCAGAAGTTTCAAATACTATATTACCTGCTTCAATAGCTTCAATATTTAAGTTACCAGTACCTCTATGTCTTAAATCAGTATTACCATTAGCACCACTATTTCTTATAATTCTAAAACCAAAATCTGTATATGTTGTATCACCAGTTAAATCAAAAATAGCGTTTGCATTAGATGCACCACCTGTGCCTATTTCTGCATTATCAGCAGCAACTATACCTGTTACGTCTATGCCTGTTGAGGTTGTGGCTAGTTTGGCGGAGTTGTCGTAGTAAAGTGTTACTGCTCCATCTGGCACAAGTTTAGCCATAAGTTCAGCTCCACCTTTAGTCATTTGTATTTCTGTACCATTTGTTTGTATATCTAATACACCAGTTCCAACATCTGCTATAAAACTATTAGAACCATCATGGTAAATCTGTAAATCTGAACCAGCTCCAAAGATAGCTTTTGCATTGTCAGCAAAGGTTGCATTACCTGCGTGAGCTGTTGTAGATGCAAAGTCTACAGCACCATCTATATCTACTACATCTAGGTTAGTAGTGCCGTCTACATCTATATCGCCTGAGATGTCTAGGGATGCGCCTGTTAAGACACCAGCTACTGTTAAAGTAGAAGCCATGTCTACAGCACCATCTATATCTACGATATCAAGGTTTGTTGTGCCATCTACGTCTATATCACCTGAAATGTCTAGGCTTGTTCCTGTTAAAGCACCAACATTTATACTAGCAAAGGCATCAAAAAATGCTGCACCTGATCCTGCTCCGTCTGAATAAACTGCTTTAGTATCACCTGGAGGAATAGTGATGTTAGCTCCACTACCTTGAGAAATAATAATATTTTGTGAGCCAGTTGTGGCGTTTTCAATAAACCACATTTTGCTTATGGTATTTGGGCCAATAGTAATAGTACAGGCTGAATCTAGTGTACCTGTATATTTAAGGTACATTGACCTACCTGGATCTGTTGCTCCGTCAGCTATTGTAGTAGTGTGTGTATCTGCGTTAGTTGTTATAGCTTCTGTGCCATAACTAAAAGCTTCACCTATTAACTCAAAGTTTGTGTTAGTAGTTGTGCCCCAAGTTCCTGCTCCGTCACCTGTTGCTAACTCGTTAAGTCTTAAGTCATTTACGTATGTGCTTGCCATTTTTATTCCTCGTAAAAATTATATAGTATTTATGCAGCAACTTCATCCCAATCTGGAGATTGTGTATCTGATACTGTAGTATAAGACGGACTTTGACTTTCATCAACTGGTGAATAAGATGGTGTTTGGTTTTCATCTACTAATCCCCAAACTAATACATCTCCAACAAGTCCTGTCATAGCATTTAATTCTGGAACTATATTTGCTTTTGCATTTACAGTTAAGCTTCCAACTGACCCAGTTGCAGCAACACCGTCAACATGTACGTTATTTACCAGTATAAATGTTGGTGCTCCTACTGCAGATGATGCAGCTATTCCTGATACTGATATGTTGTTGTTGGTAACAAGAGATGTGCTGCCTAAAACAGATGTACTTTCAAATCCTGTTACAGATAAATTGTTGTTAGTAGATAAACTTATTGTACCTAAAGCAGATGTTGCTGCTATACCAGTTACAGATATATTGTTTACTGATGTTGTGGTTGCTGTCCCTATATTTGCTGCAGCTAAGACTCCAGATATAGTGACATTTGCTTCAGCTTGTATAACTACGCTTAAAGATCCTAAAGTAGCTGTTACACCACCTACAGATGCTATAGCTTGAGCATTTACTGCTGCAACGGGAGTTCCAGTTGTACCTGCAGCTGGTGCAGTTGGCTCGACTGGTATTGAGCCTTCACCAAAACCTAATTGGCCAAATGTGCCTCGACCCCAGCCGTTTAGGTACTGAGGCATTTTAAGCTATACGTATAATTGCCGTAGACGCTGCTTTTGCTGGAAATACTACTGTAAAATCACCTGCGGTAGAAGTTTTATCTCCACCAAAGTCTATAGTTGCTACTGATTTATCGCCGTTTGTGTCGTTATAAATCATACAGCCTCTTGCTGTAATTGTAGCTGTACTAAAAGTTAGGTCATTAAAGTCTGTAACCGCAGTAGTTCCTGTAGCAGATGGTGTTACGTTAGTTAACGCAGAACCTCCTGAACTATAGTTAGTACCACTAGCTTGGCCAGTTGTAGTAAAAACAGTCGTAGTAGCTCCTAGAGTAGCTGAACTTGTATACAAGGCCAGTTTAAAACTATTACCACTTGAATTAGTAAAGTTGTGAGTTCCAGTTAAAAGCTCTACTTTAAAGCTTGTTGTCAGAGTAGATGTTATTGCCATATTAAATACCTTTAATTATTTTTGCTAAATCCTCACTACCTCCACTAGATAAATCTTGAATTAAGGTAGCCTTATAAGATTTTAAAGCATTTTTGATATATATCAAACATACTTTATAAATAACGTCTTTGTAAGCTCTGGCTTGAGCTTTTATATGGTCTTCATTATCGTCTGAAATTCCTACTATTTTGTCTGTTAATTGTTGTGCCCAAAACTCAGGAGGATGCCCTCCATACTGGGTTGTAGCTATTTCAACCATGCCTAATTGTGGCAATCCATCTGGAGTAATTTTTATTACCATTTGTTTGGTTCTACAGGTTCATTTTTTTTTAGATGGGTGTCATACCTATCTATTAAAATTGGTTCTTTTTCTTTTTCTGGCTCTTGATTTTTAACAACTTCACTTCGTTTCATGCTTTGCAAATTACCTTCATCATCAGATAAAACTATAAGAGGATCATCTAAACGATGATAACCATATAACTTTTCTTCTGCTGGAACTGCTGCATCAAGCAAATAACTTGATTGAGCTACCTCTACCTTCATTCCATCACTCATGCATTTGCTTAACCAAAATTCAGTACAAGCTCTGCCAGCTTCTGCAAAATATAGATTACCTTTATAACCAAAATCTACGCCAAATATTTGTAAATGGCCTATTTTATTATATAAAGCAAAAGCTATTGCATAGGCAACAGTATTGTTAAGATAATGACATCCCCATTCTTTTAATACTTCGTTTATTGGATATTCAACTAAGCCAGGGCATCTATCATCTAGCTCACATGTATATATTGGGCCTTCATGTTCTTTTAATACTTTAGCCATACTATTAGTTTGGCCTCCTGCATCGTCTGTATCTAAAAACCTAGATGGTGGGTCCATCATAAAAACTCTGTCATGGTATATAACGTCAGAAACTGCATTAATTACCCATATTTCATCAAATTCTGCACCATGGGACTTTGCCATGCAGTAATCAAACCAGCTTCGACCCATGCCGACAATAGCTACATTTTTCCCTTCAAGTTCCTTGATTGGATTCATACCTTTCTCCTTTTATTAAGTTAACTTACTTGCGAGCGGAGTGAGTCATATCGGTATTCATCTCGTCTACCTCTTGCCTCGGCTCGTTCTTTTATTCTTGCTATTTCCTGCGCGAATCTATTTTCATAATTTGCTAATAAATCTGGCTCACCTTTCATAAAAGTATGGCCTTCAATTAAAGATGCGTATAGTAAAGCATCTCTAGCATTAACAGATAACCAGGTCCCTGATGTATCTGAAACTAAACTTGTTGGTCTGTATAAATAGTGTAATTCTACTGTGTAGTTTGCATCTGGTACTGGGGCTAAAGCTATTGTTGAACCAGAGTCAGAAGATGTTGAATATGCTTTGTCATAGTCTGCATAATACTTTGGCAATCCTCTTAAAGAAGTATCACTTAAATCTGGAGTGTACTCTTGCATAAAACTTGGATGTTTTTTTAATAAAAAATGATAATCGTTTGTTGTTGAATCTATAACTGCTAATGAAAAAGAAAGAAGAAAATCATTTGGAGCTGTTAGGAATCTATTTCCTGTTGTTACTGTACCTTGAACATTTTTACGAAATACATCTTCTTGAACTAAATTAAATATTCTATCTTCTGCATTTTTTACAAAATCAGATATTGTTGAAACAAAAGTAGATTCATCGTTATTAAGATAGTTTTGAATTAATGTGCTTAGTTCTGAATAAGTCATACTGTAATTGTAACCTCTCCTAAAGATGCTGTCATTCTATAACCAGGTATAGGACTACCAATTATATTATCATTATTACTTAATATGTAGCCTTCGCCAACCTCTACATCATTATTTGGTCTAGGTTCGTATAAAGCTTCTGGGTCTGAAATAGCTGGTTTAGGTTCTAGTTGAGGATGTTTTACCTCAAAACATTCTGAACAAGTTTTTAAATTGTTCCATTCTTTTTTAAGATCTAGTAATTTATACTCAAAACCACATCTATCGCATAAAGCTCTGGCAAATTTAGCTGAAGCATAAGCCATTAACTTATATAAGGCCTAATTCTAAATGAAGCCCTGTCCTCGTCTGTTGATGAAGCTCTTTCAAATTCTTCTTCATACATTTGTTTTAACATACCTGACTTTTCTGGAGCTTTCTTTACTGATATGTAATAAGCTAAACCAGCAGCAAAACAAGGGTAAAACCTAAAAGGCATATCCATAGTATTAATAGCTGTATCTGCATCATCCATTCTCACTAATTTATTAAACACCAATACATCTGTAGAGTTTTCTGGAGCTGGCCATATTTTTAAAACTGGTGCATTTTGTTTGTCTAAGAAAAACTGGCTAGGTCTTCCTGTTGTTGCTTTAACTGGAATATTAAGATATTCACTACGACTTAATCTTCTCATAGATAAATCAGTCGTTACGCTTCCATCAGTTCTTCTAAGGTTACAATCTAATATATCTATTACATTAGAATCTAAAGTGTAGTTTAAAGTATTCTCTGTAACGGTTTGGTTTCCTTCTTGTATAGTCCATTGATTTAAACCTCTATTAGCCCATTCAGCTAACATAAGGTTAATAGAGCGTTTTGCACTTACTAAATCATAACCAGTACGTAATTCAAGGCCACATCTTTCAAATGCTTCCTCAACAAACTCAGTTACGTTTGGTTCAAAATTTGTACTATTTGATGTTGTCATCTTCTTTATCCTCTGGAGCGTATAGATTGTTAAACGTTATGTTTGGATCTATATAACTCTCATGTTGTTCTGCTGAGTGTGTCCACTGAGAGGGCATAAAGTCTGGCGCTCCCTCACCTACACGCCATAAAGCAGGATTTGTTGCTCTTACTCTATTATTAGGTAAAGCTACAAAATTACCAGTATACTCGCCAGCATCTGTTAAATATAACACATGAGACTGCTTATGTTG